TTTGCAATTGACAACAGTAAAAAAGAAGTAGAAACTTCATGTAACGCATGCGGTAATGCACATGCTATTGACGAAGAGTGTCCTGTAGACGAAGGTTACGATAATGAACCTGACGTACAAATTAAAGAATATGATCCAAATGAATATGCCGGCGGCATAAACAAACCTAAGAAAGCATATAAAGCTGCACAACGTGGCGATAATGCAATGGCTGTAGAAGAATCTATCAACGAGCTAGAATCACGAATCCGAGCGGAGCTTACAGCACTATATAAAATATAGTATGTCTAGACCTTTAGATGGTGTGCTTGTTAAAAAGCCTCACCAACAACAAAAATATACAAAAGAACAAATAGCCCAGCTAATGCAGTGCATGGATCCCGAAACGGGCTATTTGTATTTTGCTAAAAATTTTGCACACATTCAACATCCAGTAAAAGGCAAGTTGCTATTTGATCCTTACGAATATCAACTACGGTTAATGGATAGTTATCATAATCATCGTTTCAACATCAACATGATGCCAAGGCAGACAGGCAAGACTACTTGTGCTGCTATCTATCTTGCTTGGTATGCAATGTTCACTCCTGATCAAACTATCCTAATTGCTGCACACAAGTATTCAGGTGCACAAGAAATTATGCAGCGAATACGTTATGTGTATGAACTGTGTCCTGATCATATTCGTGCTGGAGTTACAAGTTACAACAAAGGTTCTATAGAATTTGAAAATGGCAGTAGAATTGTAAGTCAAACAACCACAGGTACTACAGGACGTGGTATGGCAATTTCGCTATTATATTGTGATGAGTTTGCATTTGTACAACCAAATATTGCAGATGAATTTTGGACTTCAATATCTCCTACTCTTGCTACAGGCGGCCGTGCTATCATTACAAGCACACCTAACTCAGACGAAGATACGTTTGCACAAATTTGGAAACAAGCAGAACAAAAGTTTGACGAATACGGAAATGAAAGTGATGTCGGAGTCAACGGATTTCACAGCTTTTTGGCTTATTGGGACGAGCATCCCGATCGTGACGAAGAATGGAGATCAGCAGAAATAGGACGTATTGGCGAAGAACGATTCAGACGAGAATATGGTTGTGAATTCTTAATCTTCGACGAAACACTTATTGATAGTATTTGGCTTGCTAATGCTCAGCCTGTTGACCCAATAATGAATATGGGGCAAGTGCGCTGGTACGATAAACTTAAGAAAAATGCTACCTATGCCGTAGCACTAGATCCCAGTATGGGTACAGGAGGTGACTATTCTGCTATACAAGTATTCGAACTACCTAGTTATACGCAGGTAGCAGAGTGGCGCCATAACACCACTCCTATTCCTAAACAAATTCAAATACTAAAAGATATTTGCACTTATATAAACGATCAAGTAGGCAGTAACAGTTTGTACTGGAGTGTAGAAAACAACGGAATAGGCGAAGCAGCACTTATTGTGATTGCAGATTACGGCGAAGAAACAATACCTGGATATTTTGTAAGTGAACCAATACGTAAAGGTCATGTTAGAAAATTCCGTAAAGGATTTAACACAACTCACGGATCAAAAATAGGTGCATGTACAAGACTTAAGACGATGCTAGAAAATTCAAAAATGAAAGTGCGTAGTGCAGCATTACTTAGTGAACTAAAAGGTTATGTAGCTAGCGGTAACAGCTTCAAAGCAAAACCAGGTGAAACAGATGATTTAATAAGTTCTGTGCTCCTAATACTACGTATGATGGTTGTATTAAGAGATTGGGATCCAAGAGTATACGAAACTTTTACAATGGCTGAAAATGAGGACGACTATGAGGCACCTATGCCTATATTTGTAAGTCGCAGTTATTGATAAATACTGCATACTTAGGATTTTTCAATGTATAACACCTATGAAAAAAAGATAAATGATATTACAAAAAAATATGTTTTGTCTGAACAAAGACAGACACCTCAAATAGTCTATAACCGTCTTAAAAATAAAAAGGAGCCTTATACTGCAGAAGATCTTCGCAAGTTAGGTACAGCAGCTATCGCTGGAGTTACTATCGAACAAGAAGTTGCAGATAAAGCAGTAAGAGACTGGGAGAATTTTGTTAAAGGTGATATTGTAGCTAGGGGTAATCCTTTTATTGGCAACAGACGTGAATGGGCCCTAACAGCTCATATGCCGAGGGTATTGCAATCTCGAGCGGCAGAAAGAACTACCTGTGGTGACCCCAAAGCAGAATATAAAAGTTTCAAAGATTACTTTGCTTCTAATGTGGGATTATTGAAATGTGTAAAATTTTATCCTAAAAATAAAAGTTTAAATAAACTAGCTAACCAGGTTAGAAAAACTTTTAATTTACAATTCAAAACAAATGATCCTTATGACGACGAGCTTGTAAAAAAAGTAAAAGAATTTCAAAAAGACAACGGTCTCAAAGTTGACGGCGACTATGGTATAGAAACACACAGTCTTACACAAAAGGTTGACATTCCAGATTTAGATCTAGATATACCTTATGATGTTTTACGTCAAGCATTAGTAAATGCTAGGCGTAAAGAAGTTGCATTTAATGTAGCATTGAGTGATTTAACAAATAAAAAAATATCATGGCTGGAAGTTCAAAACAATATACTACCTAATCTGCAACGTGGTATAGAAAAACAGTTTGAAATCTTTGATGATTTATTTTCTGCATATTACGACGCAGCAGATAATCTTGACATAAAACCAATTAATCCGTATGCAGCTTTCAATCCAAACACCGGGTCAACACCAAAAGAACTTGCTGTTTTTTCTTGGGACCAGTGGCAAAAAATTTATGATAACAAAAAGAATAAAAATTTTAGAACAAACGACCCGAATTTATCACCTACAGAACGATCATTATTAGATCTTTATTTTTCTGACGAACTTGAGTTGTATCTCTCACAAGATGGTGATCAAATACGACCAGCTGATCCGCTCCGAGCTTACGTTCGTGATGTGCTTAGACCTCAAATAAATCAGACTTTGCCTTATTTACAACAGTTAGCACCACTAGCACAAGGCATTGCTGATTACCAGTTAAAGTATCAAGAAACAAAAGATGCAATAGCCGCAAAACAAGCTATGGCTGCATGGAAAGCAGCTATTGCAAAATTAATCAAATTGCAAAAAGAAGCAGAACGATATGCAAAGCTACAACAATTTAAAGCAGCTGATGCAGAGTCTATGGAAAATTTCTACAAGCAGATTCCTGATCTGCTGTGGAGAGAAGTTGAAAGAGTCCAAAACTTCGAAACTGGATATCGTGATGACCCTACAGGTATATTTCCTAGATGGCAAGGAAACATTCAAGTATCTCAACCTGGCCTTAATAACTTAAATGATAAAGTAGGTAATTACCTAAGAAAAAACATAGGTGATAAATTAGATTTTTATAATAACTTCAGCGAAATTTTTAGAGATAAAGAAACATTTACAAATTATGTATTAGACCCTAAAAACAGAGAACAAGCAATATACAAATTACAAGATCTTTATGTAGACATTTTATCACTAGAGGAATTAATTCAGTTACAAGAAAATAACTTGCCTGTTAAAATTAAATTACCAAATGTGCCTGAAATATCGCTAACAACAAAAGATGAGGACGGACAAACTGTTAATTGGGGTGACTATAACTTACGATCTGTTATAAACACTAACAATATTAAATCTGCAATAAATTGGTTTGCAGAAACATTACCAAAGCGTATAAGTGCTTATGATCAACGAGCAGAAACAAGCATAGGTCGTGCAATTACAAACATTGATTTTGATGCACTAAACCAAAAAGCAAAGTCTCAAGCCGATCAAATGTTTGAACTTATACAAATGAGCAGTGCAGCTGGTGAGGAAGAATTTGCAAACAGAGAAGAAATAAGACAGCGTGCAGAAGACACAGTGATGCAAGATAGACTAAAAGCAGCACAGCAAGCAGCAAGTGCTCTTGCAGTTCAAGCACAATTTAATTTACAAGACGAAGAAATTAGTCGTCAAGTAGAACAAGAAAAAATAACTACACAAACAATAGAAACCCTTGACTTAATTATTTCAGCTATAAATGTTGCAACAAATGATATAGACAATAGGTCTATAAAGGATATTTACGAAGTTGTAAATTATATTACAGTTGTCTTTAGCAGCTTATCAGGCGAATATTACGAAGACTCGAGAATAAGCAAAAAATTTAGTCAAATAGAAGATAGTTTTCAAGATTTGCTCAGAGCAAAAGTAGCTAGTGTTGATACTGATTTAGATCAAGCCTTAGATTTAGCACAAGTAGAATTAGACAAAGAATCTAGTCGAGATATTAATAAAGATATTGTTGAACAACTTTTAAATATAGCTCAAGACTCAAATTTAAAAGGCATCGAAGATGCATATCCTAGAGGGTTTACAGATTTTACACTTAATACTGAATCTGTTGATGCAAAACTACTAGAGCTTGCAAATGCTATCAAAGAATTAAATCGTAGGTTAGATCGAGATAATGATCCATTTTTTGTTTTATGGTACGAAATTACTGAAGACATGGACGATTTAATTGCTAGAATAAAAGATTTAGAACTTGATGATATTGTGCCTGTTGTAGAAAAATTAGACGAACTTGAAAGTCTAATTGATGATGATAACATGCAATCAAACTTTGACAAAAAATTAGACCAATTTGAAACTATAGTTGACATTACCCTGACGCATAAGTTAAACGAAGCAGGTTCTATATTTAATGAAATTAGAAACAATCTTATTGATGCAGAAGGAAATCTAAAGCCAACTGACGAATACGAATATGAAGATTTTGAATCTTACGCAGACTTATGGGAGTTATTTAAAACTATAGAAGAAATGTATGATGCATTAGATTTAGAACCGTCTCAACTTTATAATGAAGTTGCTAAGAAAATTGCAGCTTTAGCTAAAGTTATTCCTATAGAAAAAATGCCGTTTAGTGGCAGAAGTAGAGACGACTTTTTAGATTGGGTTGTTAAGTATGGACCAAAAAGTTCAGGACGAGGCGACGGCGAACTTGAAGTTGCTGGCAGGAAAGAATTTAGGCGCACAGCTATGGATGAGATAGGATTACCTTTATATAACAATGAAGGTGATTATCTTGCTACTGAAAAGCAGCGTAAAAAGTTTATTAGAGATACAGTAATTGATAGTACACCTGAAGAAGTAAGACGTATGTTATTCAAAAGAAGAAAACAACATTTTGAAACTTTAACACAATTTTCAGGGAGAGGGCAAGCAAGGAAAGATCCTTACATTAAAGAGGTGGGCAAAGCAGTAGTGCGTGATAATCCTGGTTTGAAACGTATAGAAGTTGTTACCCTGAGGACAGGCTTTATGCTTGATAATTACCTAGACTCTTATATAAATCTTGCAGGCGAATATATGCCACAACTGAAAGATCCTCCGGGATACGGTAACGAGTTTGATATTAGATCAGATTTATTAAATGATGAGGAAAACTAATGGCAGATGATAGATTGAACACTGTAGCTGAACAGCTTTTTAACAAAATAAGAGGAAGATTTCCAAATATAACTATCGGCGATGCAGATGGCAATACAACTAATGTTCCTTCTGATGCACGATTTTATGATTTTGAATATGCAGATAAAGGTGCAGTTGTAGGCAAAGTAAGTTGTGCTTTAGACCCAGAAAAAATTACTATAATGTATAGTGATAATCTTGTAGGTGATGAAGCGGAGCACGATAGACAAGATTGGTATAACTTTCTAAAAGGTTTAAGACAGTTTTCTAGATCTAGAATGCTAGGCTTTGATGTTCGGAATATTAATAAAGATAGTAACACTCGTCGTGATTATAAATTTCTAGCTGCGAACAAACTTCCTGAATCTGTAGACTTAGAAAATTATATCAAAAATTTATAAAAATTAGTTGACAGACTAAATAATATTATGTAATATAGACAATGTGCTTTATATTACATCTTTAGGCACAATATATTAAGGCAATGAAAGGCAAAAATATTATGACATCACTAGCTGAAATCCGAGCAAAACTGCAACAGCAAGAAAGCAACTCAACTCAAGGACCAAGCGGTCCTAATCCTATTTTCCCATTTTGGAATATCAAAGAAGGCGAAAGTGCAACTATTCGATTCCTTCCTGATGGGGATCCTGATAACACTTTTTTCTGGCGTGAACGTCTAATGATCAAGCTTCCGTTTGCGGGCATTAAAGGTCAAACAGACAGTAAGCCAATTGTAGTTCAAGTTCCCTGTATGGAAATGTATGGAGCAAGCTGTCCTATTCTTTCGGAAGTACGTGGCTGGTTTAAAGATCCAAGTCTTGAAGACATGGGTCGTAAGTATTGGAAGAAGCGTAGTTACATCTTCCAAGGTTTTGTAACAGACAATCCTCTTACTGACGACGAAGCGCCGGAGAATCCTATCCGACGATTTATCATTGGTCCTCAGATCTTCCAAATTATCAAACAAGCTCTTATGGATCCTGATATGGAAGAACTTCCAACTGATTATACTCAGGGTATTGATTTTAGACTTAACAAAAGTTCAAAGGGCGGTTATGCAGACTATTCTACATCTACATGGGCACGTAGAGAACGCCCACTAAGTGATGCGGAAATGCATGCTGTAAACAACTATGGTTTGTTTAACCTTAACGACTTTTTGCCAAGTCAACCTGATGAAACTGCTATCAAGGTAATGACAGATATGTTTGAAGCATCTGTTGATGGCGAAGCATATGATCCAGATGCCTGGGGGCAGTATTTTAAAGCTCCAGGTATGAATACTGGCGATCCAGTAAAAACAGCAGCACCTGCACCGGTATCAACACCTTCGCCTGTGCCAGCAGCGCCAGTTGAAACAGTATCAGAATCAACACCTGTTGATCCGCCTTTTGAGCCTGATCCAGCGCCAGCAGCAGAAACAGCAGCGCCACAATCGCAAGATATTCTTGCAATGATTCGTGCACGTCAAAACGACTAACGTTTGATAATAGTAGGGCTATGTAATGCATAGCTCTACTTTTTTTACATATAGGATAAACTAATGACAACAAAGGCTTTCGACCCGACTAAATTTAGAAATAGCATTACCAAATCTATTCCTGGCATGAGTGCTGGCTTTCACGATCCAACGGATTGGATTTCAACTGGCAATTTTGCCCTAAACTATCTTATCTCCGGCGACTTTAACAAAGGAGTGCCGATGGGTAAGGTTACTGTTTTTGCTGGCGAATCAGGTGCAGGCAAATCTTATATTTGTGCAGGAAACATTGTACGCCATGCACAAGAACAAGGTATTTTTGTAGTATTGATTGACTCAGAAAATGCACTTGACGAATCATGGTTACACGCACTTGATGTAGATACGTCAGAAGAAAAACTGCTTAAACTTAATATGTCAATGATTGATGATGTTGCAAAAACAATTTCAACATTTATGGCAGATTATAAAGCAATGAACGAAGAAGAACGTCCAAAGGTATTGTTTGTAATTGACTCTTTAGGTATGTTGCTTACACCTACAGATGTTGATCAATTTAACAAAGGTGACATGAAGGGTGATATGGGCCGTAAACCTAAGGCGCTTACTTCACTTGTAAGAAATACTGTTAACATGATCGGTTCACACAATGTAGGACTAGTATGTACTAATCACACTTATGCATCGCAGGATATGTTTGATCCGGATGATAAGATCTCAGGCGGACAAGGTTTTATCTATGCATCTAGTATTGTAGTTGCAATGAAAAAGCTTAAACTTAAAGAAGATGAAGACGGAAATAAAATTTCAGAAGTACGTGGTATCCGTGCTGGATGTAAAGTAATGAAAACTCGTTATGCAAAACCGTTTGAAGGTGTGCAAGTAAAAATTCCCTACGAAACAGGTATGAATCCATACAGTGGTCTTCTTGAACTTTTTGAAGCAAAAGGTCTTATCGAAAAAAGCGGTAATCGACTAAAGTATGTTAGCGCTAGTGGTGAAGAAATTCTTGAATATAGAAAAAAATGGACAGGCGAGTTACTAGATACAGTAATGGAAGAATATCATCTTAGAAATATAAATACCGACGAAGAAATTGAATTAGAGCAGGACACAGAAGAACTAGTTCAAGAATAAAAAGGGAGAAATACATTGGACGAGAATCAAATCATTGATGTATGGGCGGTATTTAAAGAATATCTTGACAAAAAAAGTGTACACGATGTAGCTGAGCGCTATGTTGATACTCTTGTAGATTATGGTGTTGCTGACGAAACACTGCGTGACTGTTTAGGTCAAGATGTTATACTAGATGAAGCTATTGAATATTACTTAGACGAAGACGACGCTGATGTCGACGACGACGAAGAGTGGGAATAGTAGTGGGCTGGTATAGTGAAATATCAAGAGACGTGGCTAAAATACCTGCTGCTGTAGATTTTTACGAAAAGGAACTTGTATCGGCTAGGGCCGAAGTAAAGTTATCAGGTAGTGTAGAAAAAGCAGCAGCAGCTTTGCCTGGAACAGTAGAATATAGATTTAATCAATTGCAAGAAATTGAAGCTATATTAAATTATCTTAATATTGAACTGCGTAGATTACGTAGTTCTTTTTTCAAAAAGTATTTAGAAAATTATCAACGTGCACTTAGCAGTCGAGATGTTGAAAAATATGTCGACGGCGAAGCTGATGTTGTTGATTATGAAAAACTAGTAAATGAGTTTGCCCTAATTAGAAATAATTGGTTAGGAGTCTTAAAAGGCCTAGATCAGAAGCAATGGCAGATAACTAATATAGTTAAGTTAAGAGTTGCAGGTATGGAAGATGCAGTTCTGTAAGGAAAGCCATGAACTATTCAAAAGAGTATTTAGATCAATTAACTAATTTGCATGTCATAAAAAGTTTTGGCAATAGTACCAAAATACACAAACAAGTACAATCTCTTGTTGATAATAATAATATAAAAAGTATCTTAGATTACGGTAGTGGTAAAGGAGGTACTTCAGAGGCATTTAAAAACAAATGGCCAACAGTCAATGTAATTAGTTATGATCCTGTTACTAGTCCAATTGAATTACCTAATAATGTAGATCTCATATATAGTGCAGATGTGTTAGAACATATCGAACCAGACTATTTTGATGAAACAATGGACTATCTTTTTAAAAGTTCAAAACATCAATGGCATCTAATTGCATGCCATCCTGCAAAAAAGTCTTTGAGCGATGGAAGAAATGCACACTTGATTATAGAACAACCCGAATGGTGGTTAAAAGAATTTCAAAAAAGACTTGGCACTGAATGGAAAATTGTACATTCTGAAGATTACATTAAAGTTGGAAAAACAAAAAAAGCAGGCGTACTACATTCTCTTAAATTTATAATAGAATTAAAAAGAAAATAATATGAAAAAAGTATTTGACTACTGGATGCCCGATACTGATGACCACTTTGAGAGATTAATTGCAAAGCGTGTTAAAAACGGCGGACCTGCTGAATATCAAGATGATGTAAGAGATGCTGCGTATAAGCATGTAACTGATTTTGACGTTGTAGTAGATGCAGGCGCTAACGTAGGTTTATGGGCTAAGCCACTTGCTGAAAAGTTTAAAAAAGTAATTGCTTACGAACCATTAGAACAAGTGTATTCCTGCTTAGAAAAAAATGTAACTGGGCTGCCCGTTGAAATTTACAGACATGCAGTTGGTAACGAAAATACTGTTGTTGAAATGATATACGATAGTGAAAATACAGGCGGAAGTTTTATAACCACAGTTGGATCCGGTAGTATTGAAATAAAACGTATAGATGATTTAAATTTGCCTAAGTTTGGATTATTTAAAATAGATTGTGAGCGTCACGAGCTTGAAGTGCTCAAAGGTGCAACAGAAACTATTTTAAAGTATAAACCTATTATTGTATGCGAACAGCAGGCCGATACAAACTTTTGTGCCGGTGAGTATTTGAGATCACTCGGAGCAAGAGAAATTACAAATGTACGAAAAGATTATATTTTTGGATGGGAATAAATGACAGAAACACAAACTCCTCTTAAGATTTTTATCGGCTGGGATAGTCGTGAAGATATAGCATATCAAGTTGCAAAGAAAAGCATAGAAAATCTTGCTTCGGTGCCTGTTGATATTCAACCAATCAAGCAAAGAGAGCTACGTAGAGATGGTGTGTATCTAAGAGGCGAAGATAAATTAGCCAGCACTGAATTTACATTTACTAGATATCTTGTTCCATATCTTGCTGAGTATGAAGGTTGGGCGCTGTTTATTGATTGTGATTTTCTTTTTCTAGATGATGTTGCAAAACTATTCGAACAAGTAAATGACAACTATGCAGTAATGTGTGCGCAACACGATTACACTCCTCAACCGGGACGAAAAATGGATGGAAAAAAGCAAGTTCCTTATCCCCGAAAAAACTGGTCTAGTATGATGTTGCTTAATTGTGCACATCCGAAAAATAAAGAATTTTTAACACCTGACAACATTAATGCAGAAAGTACTAGTGCAGCTTATGTACACAGATTCAGCTGGTTAGACGATCAAGATATCGGTAAATTAAGTCATGAATGGAATTGGCTAGTAGGATGGTATAAAGAACCAAAAGACGGGAAACCTAAAGCCCTACACTATACCGAAGGCGGCCCTTGGTTTGAAGAATACCAAGAATGCGAATATGCAATTGATTGGATTAAAATAGAGCATACAATAGTAAATGATCTTCTTGAAGAATCCAAAAAAAAAATCAGCGACCTAAAAACAAGAGTCATTAGAATTGAGGATTTAACGCTACCTGACGAGTTAAAGGAAATATACATTAGTCTAACTAATAAAATGTTAGATCCAACTCAAAAATATTTAAAAAATGATTTTGAAAACAAAATGGAGACAAGGATGGGCGTTAAAGTTGCATCGATTATAACTGAAAAACAAGACGATACTGATTTTGATTATCGTCGCAAAGGTGTAGATTATGATCCGTATCTTAAAGACTTCATTTTAGGCGTAGGCGGAAAAGTTGGGGATTTTGACGATAAGGAGAGTTTGAAAGATCATACAATAGTAATAAGGGGGCTTGGCGGCGGTGGACAAAAAGCACTAAAATGGTGTCAAAAAAATAATATTGATTTTTATGCAATAGATACAGGTTATATACAACCAAAGCTAGCTAAAACAAAACAATATCACAGAATAACAAAAAATAGTTTACAGAATCTTGGACCACTTAAAGATTTTCCTAGTGATAGATTGAACAGGTTAAATTGGAGGCCACGTAAACACAGAGGCGGTTCTTATATTCTCATTTGTCCGCCAAGTGAAAAAGTAATGAAGTTTTATAACCAAGATTTAGATACTTGGATGGATCAAACTATTGCACAAATCAAAAAGCACACTGATAGAGAAATACGAATAAGATTAAAGCCAAGTCGTACTGAAAGAGTTACCACAAATCCGATTCAAAGCGAATTTGATGACATGCATTGCTTAGTAACATTTAACAGTATTGCAGCAACAGAAGCCTTACTTTATGGTAAGCCTGCAATAACTTTAGCACCTAATGCAGCATCAATGATTTACGATGCTAAAATAGAAAATATAGAAAGCCTGCCGATGATATCTACAGATCTAGTAGAAGCTTTTGCAAGACATTTGTCGTATAATCAATTTACCTCTGCTGAAATGCGTTCGGGTTTTGCATGGAAAACACTCCAGTCAATGGAATGATGCAATGAAAATAATCAGCTATTTAAAATCAGTACCGGAACGTAATAGCAATAAAACAAAAACTGATCTATTAATAAATTATGCAGAAGGTGCAAAAAAGTTAGGTGACGAAAGTCAAGTACTTGCTATACAAAACTGGCAACCTTCAGACGTAGCTGTAATACAGGGCTGGGTGTATGATAATATATCAACTTCGCATCTTAGATTAAGATCAGAAATAATAAAAAATCAGCTAGCAAACAATAGATTTGTTTGCATTGCAGATGCAAATCTTTTTGGCTTTGTACCTAACAAAAAAGATTTATTTTTAAGATATAGCTTCAATGGCGTATTTCCTAGCACTGGTATTTATTGTGACGATACTGTTGATCCAAATAGATGGAATAAAATTAAAAATACGATTAATATAGATATCGAACCGATTAAAAAAGGAAAAACAGTTTTACTTTGTGTTCAACGTAACGGTGGTTGGAGCATGAAAGGTCTTTCTAATATAGATTGGATATTATCTACGGTTAAAAAGCTACGCATGCATACAGATAGAAAAATTGTAGTTAGATCTCATCCAGGTGACAAACGTGCAAAAGAATGGATTAAGGCACCGCAGCTTAGAGAGCTTGATCAACTTAATGCGGTAATAAGCCCCATTGGCACGCCTTTAGAAAACGATTTATTTAAATGTCATGCTGTAGTAAATCATAATAGTAGTAGCATTGTAGGACCTATTATAAAAGGTCATCATGCTTTTATCACTGATCCAAAAGACAGTCATTGTGCTGAGGTAGCAAACACTGATCTAAGTTTGATAGAAAATCCAAACCTATTCGATAGGCAAAAATGGTTGGAAAGAATTAGTATGTTTCATTGGAGTTTGGGAGAACTAAGCAGCGGCAAATGCTGGAAACATATGAGACAATATTGCAGTTAGCTATTCCAATATCTTTCTTTTCTGTTTACCATTAAATCTTTAGCTAAACTTTTACCTGTATTTTTCCTATCACCTTTCATGTGATCAATCCAAGTACCTAGCACTGTGTTGATTAGTGGGTGTCCTCCGCCCCCTGTTTTAGCTTCTTTTAAGTACATATCTGCACTGTAATCTAGGACATTAGGATCACGTTCTTTTATTTTGTTTAATAAATCACCAAACACAAAACTGTCGTGCCATTCTTCTAATTTAAAGATACCATTCTCGGCATCTTCATATACACGTTCAAATTCTTTCAAAAACTTTTGACATGTTTTATCATTTAGATTCATACCATAAAATCCACACTCAGGCCATGTTTGTGAGCCTTTACCTCTGCCTACGTATGTCATCCATTTATCGTCGGGTAGTAGATTTTTAAATTGATCGTATGACCATTTAGAATGAACAACAGTATCTGCGTCCATCCACACACACCAGTCATATGATTTTTCACATGCATCAAACACTGCGTAGACTTTATTTGCAAAACGCACAGCATCCCATTTAAATGCTTTATGATAATCTCTAGGTCTTCTAGCTTTTATATCTTCAGGAGGTATTCCATTTGCCTTAGGCACATTGCCCCATTTTTCTTTAAACGCATTTAGTTTAGGTAATGCTTCTTTTGCATTAAATACTAATACCTGTGTTGGATCTTTTACAACTGGAGAGCAGTCTTCTGCATATACATAAAGTTGTATACGCTTATCGACATTCTCTTCAAAACTGGTAATAAACTTTTGCCCGTACAAATCTAAGCCAGGCTTGTGAAAAGTGGTAACTACTTTTATATCTTTAAATTGCATAAGGTATTTAACTATGAAATTCAATCTATGGACAAATAATGGAGCAATGAATAGTAGTCCTGTGTTTAAAGCTTTTGAAATCGGAGCTAAGTCTCTCGGACACGAAGTTGTACACAACAGTACTGACGGCATAGACGTGATATGGAGTGTGCTGTGGCACGGACGTATGGCACCAAATGAAAAGATTTGGCATAGAGCTAGGCAACAAAATAAACCTGTAATTGTATTAGAAGTTGGTGTTTTGAATAGAGGTACATATTGGAAAGTCGGCCTAAATGGTATAAACCGCGATGCTTATTTTGCTCCTACTGGTTTTGACGGCGCAAGAAAATATATACTAAATTTACAAACAAAGCCGTGGCGAGATAATCGAGACGGAGATATTCTACTTGTTACTCAACATGATAAAAGTCAACAATGGAAAAACATGCCTTCTATGTCCACGTGGGTTTACGAAACAATAGAAGAAATTAGAGGATATACTGATAGACAAATCACAGTACGATCACATCCTCGGTGCAGACTTTCAGGCCTGCAATTTGAGTTTAAAAATGTCAGAGTGCAAGAGCCAAAAAAGTTAGACGGAACTTATGATGATTTTGATTTTAATTGCAGGAAGTCATGGGCAGTAGTAAATTGGTCAAGCAATCCTGCGATAGAAGCTGCTATTCAAGGTATACCTGTGTTTGTAGGTCCTAGTAGTTTAGCATACGAAGTAGGTAATCATAGCTACAGTACAATAGAAAATCCGTTAACACCTGACAGGACACAATGGTTAAATGATTATGCTCACAAAGAATATTCTGTTCCGGAAATACAAGCAGGCATACCTATAATATACTTGACAGAACGTCTTTAATAAATTATTATAAAGAATGTTTTTAGAACAACTGATTAGTAAGGCTAGCGAAGACGAGTCTGTAACCGACAACCATAGACAATTATTTAAAAGTTTATGTGTACAGGTTTATAGAAAAAGTCGTGCACTTACAGACAATCAACTAGAGCTAGCATTAACAAAATTAAAAACTTATTCTAAATACAAAGACGCATCCGAGTTGCCTTTGGAATTTCCGATTAGATTTATTGATAGATCTCGCTATGTAAAATTTACTCAAGATAAAATTATTGTGAGATTTGTTTTTAATAAAAAACTTATTAATTTTATAGAACTAGCAAAACAATGGCTAGTAAGTAAAAACAAAATAGATAATACATACACGTATAAATTTACAGATCAAAGCTGTTTTGAAATAGTTAATATACTACAACACCATAATTTTGAAATAGCACCCGAGTTAACTCAGCGATGTGTAGAATTGCAGAAAATAAAAAATGATCCTACTAGTTATGTGCCAGGACTTTATAATTACGAAATCAAAAACCTTCCGCTAGATGCTGTTAATTTTTATACTAGTAAGTACGGTGCTCCGTCAAATGAAAATTTACACATGTACATAGATCGAAAACAACGAATAGGTCTTGAAATTATAGATACAACTTTTAATTCTAACGACAAATACTTAGAAAAAATTGTCAATAGAAAATCAAGATTTGTTTATATTTCGCCTTCCGACTCAATAAAAGAAATAGCAAAAACCTTAAATAAACTTAACAGAGATAAAATTTTGTTTGTTCATGATTATAATTTCTTTGATGATCTCACTGACGAAGCTTTTAAAATACGAGATGAGTTAGAAACTACCTATACAGGTGAAATAACTATGCAACTTAATTTAGAACAAGATACAAAAACAGAAACAATATTTGCACTATATCCACGAACTAAAGGTTGGTTTAGAAAATTTCCGTTATCTGATTTAATTATATGTTATAATAATTCAGGCTTTCCATTATTAGAGACAATAGAGTAAAATATGCCAACATGTAAACTTATAATTCAGGATGAAGTAAACATCAAGCTCGAAGGTCTTGAGGTAGATATACGACGTAAACTAGCTAATGCTTTAAAGTTTGAAGTACCGTATGCTAGATATATGCCGCAATACAAATTAGGAAGATGGGACGGCAAGGTAGCATTCTTTGGCATCGGCGGTACTGGATATGTAAATCATCTTGATACTATCACAAAAGTACTTGCTGATAATAAAGTTACAATTACAGAAATTGATGATCAACGTCATTCCATACAACTTGACTTTGCACAAGTTACAGATCGCTATTGGGCCGATAAAGGTATTGTATGGCCAAAAGGACATCCTGCAGAAGGCGAAGAAGTTATTCTACGTGACTATCAAGTAGAAGCAATTAACAACTTTGCAAACAATCCACAGAGCTTGCAACAGATTGCAACTGGTGCAGGTAAAACCATTACAACTGCTACACTATCACACATGAGTGAAAAGTATGGACGCAGTTTGGTAATTGTTCCAAATAAATCACTCGTTACGCAAACAGAAGAAGATTATATCAATTGTGGACTAGATGTTGGCGTTTATTTTGGAGACCGAAAAGAGTTAGGTAAGACCCACACCATTTGTACTTGGCAAAGTTTAAATATATTAGACAAAAAACATAAAGACGGAAAAGCTGTGCTATCACTAGCTGAATTTTTGGATGGTGTTAGCACTGTAATTGTAGACGAAGTGCATCAAGCAAAAGCAGAAGTTTTAAAAAACTTATTGACTCGTAATTTAAAAAATGCACCAATACGTTGGGGACTTACTGGTACTGTGCCTAAAGAACCTTTTGAATTTGAAAGTATACACGCAAGCTTAGGTCCTGTAGTTGGACAAATTACTGCTAAGGAGTTACAAGACAAAGGCGTGTTATCTAATTGTCATGTAAATGTAGTGCAGTTAAAAGACCCAGTAGCTTATAATGATTATCAAACTGAATTAAAATACTTGACAACAAATGAAAAACGTATACAATATATAGCAAGTATACTTAACAGTGTGAAAGAGTCAGGCAACACACTAATACTAGTAGACAGAATTTCAGCAGGAAAAATGTTGCAAGACCTTATCCCAGGCAGTGTATTTGTTAAGGGGGATGTAAAATTAAAAGATCGAAAGGAAGCTTACGATGAAATCAATGAAGGAACTAATCACGTTGTTATTGCAACTTACGGGGTTGCGGCTGTGGGAATTAACATACCTCGTATTTTTAATCTTGTGCTCATTGAGCCTGGCAAGAGTTTTGTTAGGGTAATTCAGAGTATAGGACGTGGTGTACGTAAAGCAAAAGATAAAGACTTTGTACAGATTTGGGATATAACTAGTACTTGCAAGTTTGCAAAAAGACACTTAACACAACGTAAGAAATTTTATAAAGAAGCAGAATATCCCTATAGTATAGAAAAACAAGACTGGACTTAACGTGCAAATACTAACATTAGATAACAAATATTTTAGTTTGAATCAATTACCTAATGACGAAATCGAAGACGATATACGATTTAGTATATTAGATAATTCAAACACAGCAGAGCCAGATTTCTTTTTCTTGCCATTGATATTTGTTGAGTCTTTTAATTCTCCTGCAATGGAACTTGAAATAGACGGTAATAAATTCATTATGCCTTTGGACTGGAATATATTAGTTGGTGATCCGATGGCAGGCAATGACTTAGAAATATTACCGCTAACAAGTATTAATGACAGGGGGTTCGAAGCGTTTATTTTTAATCCGTTATCCAGTTATACTCACAAATTTCTTAATGTAACAATTACAAACATATATAATGATGTAAAATGGTATTTTCCTAAAACAAAAAATGCTCAGCTCCTAACGATTCCGATTGAAAAAACAGACGAACCAAGGTGTGCATATTTTATTAGGGAAATAAACAGACAAAGTGAAACTTTACAGTTACACAATTTGCTATAAAGGAAAAATACATGGGAATTAAAGCTGGAAAGATTTGGGGTAATACCGAATTAATACATGCTAACGGTGTATTAGAATTCCATCGTATAGAATTCAAAGCAGGATACAAGTGTTCAGAACACGAACACAAGTTTAAATGGAACGGCTTCTATGTCGAGTCGGGCGAAATGTTAGTTAGAGTATGGCAAGACGACGATCAAGAAGGTTTAGTTGATGAAACAATTTTAAAGGCAGGAGACTTTACCCAAGTCAAGCCAGGAAAGATTCATCAGTTCCAAGGTTTAAAAGATGGCGTAGCTTTTGAACTTTATTGGGCTGAATTTGCCCATGATGATATTGTACGTCGCACAATTGGAACACACGTAATAAGGGAATAAAAAATGTTACAATGGTTATATGATATTTTAGGTATCAATCGTCAAGCAGTAAAAGCAAAAGTTGCAGAAAAACGTGCTGCTGTTAAAGAAAAAATTTCTGATGTAAAAGCTACTGTAAAAGAAGAAGTAAGTGGCACAATGTCAGAAGTAAAGTCAAAAGTAGCTGCTAAGAAAACAGCAGTAAAAGCAAAAGTAGCTGATGCAAAATCAAAAGCTACTGATTTTGCTTCGATGAAAAAAGCAGATCTTGTTGCTGAAGCAAAGAAGCAAAAAATTAAAGTAGCTGCATCAGCAAGTAAAGCAGCTATAATTGCTGAACTTGAAAAAAAGATAAATGGTTGACTACATTACTGGACAAGCTTTAATTTATGAGCGAGTTGACGGTGTAGTATATGCACGATATCGAGATCCCCCTTATAATCATCAACCTCGTTGGATTATAGGCGGGGATGCTGATGCTGTTGCTAAAGCAAAAGGATCGTTTTTGTCTTGGAATGATTTTGAAGCTATGAATAAGTTAGCAAAAGAACATCCAGCACTTAAAAAACAAATGTCTAAACTTTTAGATTTATATTTCCTTATAAAGGATAATCAATGAAAATTATAGCAGGACCGTGTCAACACGAAAGCCTTGAACACAGCACAATGATTGCCAAACACTGTAAGTCAGTGTGCGATGATCTAGGCATTGACTATTATTTCAAAGCTAGCTTTGATAAAGCAAACAGGACAAGTGCTAACGGTAAGCGTGGTCGTGGCATGCAACGCACTATGGACGACTTTGTACAAATAAAAGAAAATCTTGATGTTAAGATTCTTACTGACTTTCATAGTGTGTTTGAAATTCATGCATGGCGAGGTGTCGACGAATGGTATAATGCTATAGATGTAATTCAAATTCCTGCGTTTTTATGTAGGCAAACAGACTTAATTACAACCGCTTGTAATTCAGGAAAAATTGTTAACATTAAAAAAGGACAATTCTTAGCACCATGGGATGTTGAAGGTATATTATCAAAAACCAAAAGTGCTAACGAAGTATGGATAACTGAAAGAGGAACAAGTTTTGGATATAACACTTTGGTGGTTGATTTCACTGGTATACTTTACATGCTTGAGCACTACAACAATCCTATTGTATTTGATGTTACCCACTCAGTACAGAAACCAGGTGGTAAAGGCTCAAGCTCGGGTGGTAACAGGAATTTTGTTGCTCCACTTTCCCGCGGCGCTGCTGCTATGGGCGTGGACAACTTTTTCCTAGAAGTCCATGATGACCCTGATAATGCACCTAGTGATGGTCCTAATATGATACGTCTTGATAACTTTGAAACAGTTATTAAGGACATTAAGGATAGCTATCGTGAATAATACTGCTATTTTTATACCAGCTAGATTAGCAAGCACTAGATTTCCAAAAAAGATGCTTGCTGACCTCAACGGCAAAAGTCTTATTCGTACAGTGTACGACAAATGCGTAGCTACTGGATTAGATACCTATGTGTTAACCGACAGTGCCCAAATAAAAGAAGAAATACCAGCTGAGCATGTATTCATTACACCTTACGCTGATAACGGCACTGAACGTTGCGCACACGGCGTTGAAGCAGTATCGGGCAAAGGCTTTTTTAGACGAGCTTCGGGAATATATAAAAGTTATATTAATGTTCAAGGCGACATGCCTGACATTACTGAAGATATAATCCTTGCTATTAAACAAGGATTAGAC